TTCCTAATCCACTAATTATTAATGCAGCTGCTCCTATAAGTATTTTTTCTAGTCTATTAATTTGTGTTGCTAAAGCGTTTATTTTATCGTGTGTTTGTTTTTGCATGATTCTACAAAGCTTTTCGTGATTATCTAATCTAATTGCTGTTGTAGTTTTTTTCATTACTTTAATTTTTCCTCAAAGACTTGTTTTTCCATATCTACCTCTTTAACTTCTTTTCCAGCTTTCATGAATTTAACAAATTGTGTTACTAAATATCTAGTTTTATTTACAACATCTCTTTTAACACCATCACCTAATCTACTTAATATTTCATCGACAGCTGTAAAAGTATCTGGTTCGCCAGCCATAACTCTATCTTCACCTTCTATTTTATCTTCAAGGTATTCTTTAATAATTAAAGGTTTAGAACTTATACCTTTATAATTTGTAGAAATTCCTATTGCGTTTAAAAGTTTTTTAAATAAATTTTTATTAGTTGGTGTTTTAGATCCTGAAAGAACATCTAACATTACATTATAGTTTCCACCTAAAGCTTGTTTTTTTGCTGCTTCAATAAACATTTTATAATCTAAAAGTAATCCCATGTTATCTCCACCTAATTTAAAACTATCCCATATTCTTGCTAATCTATTTACAATTAATCTTTTATGATTTAGTGGACCAGCAAATATATCTATAAACATACCAGCTTGATTAGCCATTTCAGTAACTGATTTTACAGAAGCACCAGATCCTAAAAAACTAACATCTTGTAAAGCAGTAAGTGCTTTAGCAACTGATCTATAAGTATCTACAAATTCTTTATTAAATAATTTTTCTAATGGTTCTCTATTATTAGTTATAAAATCATTTAACTTAACTCCATTATGTAATCCATTTACTTTTGTATTATCTAAAAAATCAATAACCATTATTTTTCTAACGTCATTTAAAACTGATCTACCTTCTAATGTACTATTTAAATTTTTTACTAATTGAGTAATATCATTACCTTTCATTTTAGTTAAAATTTGTTTAACTATTTCGTTAGGACTTCCTGAATCTATTACACTAACAGGCATACCTGGAAGAGCTTGTGATACACCTTGATTTACTTTTATTTGTGCTTCTACAGCATCATCTAATACCTTTAATGCATTTCTAGAATTAGAAGCAAATTTAGCAAATACTTTATCACCTAAAAGTAATCTATAATTTTCACCATATTTTGCTATAAAGTCATCATGTGATTTAACATTATTTTTTACTGGTTTACCATCTACAGTTTTATAAACTTTATTAAAATAATTATTATATAAAGCATTATTAATTTTATTTTTTTGTGCAGTATTAATAACTCCATCTGTTTTTAATAATTGACTTAATTTAAAAGCTTGATTAATTGATTCATTAGAACCATCAGTAAATTTTTCAAATGTAGTTCTACCTATACCTGGACTTTCTACTTGTGTCATAACTTTTCTTCCTGATCCATATCCGAAAGAATCAGCTAAATTATTAATAAAACTATTTTTATAAGTGTATAATAATTTTTCATAATCATTATGTTTTGCAAGTAATTTAGGGTCTTTAGTTAAACCATCTTGAATAGCTTTATCAAAATCTCCTTTAATTTTTATTAATGGATTTCTTACAGCTTGTGGTAATGATTCATTTTGTGATGCTGCTCTTATAATAGCTTGCCAGCTATTTGCTTCTTGATAAGTCATATCATCAATATTATTTAAACCTCGTTTAAGAAGTTTCATAGTAGTAACAGTTTCTTCTCGTCCTACTGCACCTGAAAGTTTTTCGTAAAGTTCTTTAACGGCTTGATTACTATTATATATTTTTACATATTTTTTATCATAGATTTTTTTATTCTTTTTAGTAGGCTTTGCCATTTTAGATTTAAAAAGTTTAGTATCAAATTTTTCTAAAGTTTCTTTAAGAATTGGTTTTGTATCTTTAAGATTTAAATTAAATTTAAGATTTTTTGATTGAGCTTCTTCTATTATTTCTTTTTCTAAATTTTTTAAAGCTGGTTTAATTCCTTCATCAGTTATCTGACTAAAAGTTATTCCCATATTATCTATTTCATTTATAGTAGGATCAGTGTTTACAGGTCTAAGTTTAGTTACTTTACCCTCTGCTTCTTCAACTAATTCTTGTGCTATTTTCTTTTCATTATTTCTTATAATTTTTAAATCAGATGATACTCGGTCCACTATATCATCTTTTTGTTTTGTGCTTAAATTAGTTGCGTCATCTAAACCAGAAGTTTTTATAATTAATTCTCTTTCAGCTTTATTTGCTCTTATTGCTTTTTCAGCTAATTCTGTTTCTGCAAGAATTTTAGAAGTTACAGATTTAGGACCAATTATTTCTGCTTCAGGAAAAGCTTTATTAACATTAGCAACTAAATATTCATCAGCTAATTTTTCATCTATTCCATGATCTTTTAATATTTTTTTAGCTTCATCTAAATTTTTAAGTAAGCCTTCATCTAATTTACCACCTGATTTAATTAGTTCTTCAATAGATTTAGAACTAATCTTATCTTTTGCTGCTGTTAAAACAGCTTTCTTAATAGCTTGACCAGTTAATAAAAAAGCAGGAGTTGCAACTAAATCAATTCCTGCCATTAGTGCTGCTTCTAGAGTTGCTGCTTTTAAATAATCTTCTTCAGTAATACCTTCACCTAAACCATAAACATATCTTCCTATCATTTTTTTAGTCATCTCTGCAGTGAACGTAGCACCAGCAGAACCTGCTGCAGTACCTACAATTGGAGTTATAAAACTTCCACCTACACCACCAGCTATTGCAGATGCAACTGTAGCAACATCTCCTCCTATTGCTGCTAAATCACCTTTAGTTGGATACAATGTTGGTGCATTTGTAGTAGTCCATTTATTAGTACCACCTAATTCTACAGGAACTTTATAAGTAAATACTTTTTCTTTTCCTTTTCCTCCAGCAAAAATATCTTTATCTAATTCATGATATTTAAATTCAATCTTATCTTTATATTTTTCTATTAACTCTGGATCTAACTTTTTATCTTCTATTAAATATTCATTTATATATAATTTTTTAGCATCATTAATTGTAACTGAATCATTTTGTAAACCTAAACTTAATGCTGCTCTTATTTCTGCGGGAAGCTCGTTATCAACTTCTGTATTAATTCCGTAAGCATTTAATATATCTTTTTTTCCAGGATTATATTCTGCTAAATACATACTTTCACCCGATGGATCCATAGCTGCTGCGCTATTAGCCATATCGTCTATTTTTTTACTTACTCTAGCTTTAGTGTCGTCCATTAATTTTACATCATAACCGCTATCTTCAATTGTTGATTCTTCAGTTTGTGTAGATGATTTTTCTTTTAATGAATTTGAGTAATCATCAGCGGATAATTCGCCTGTAGCTAATTTATTTGCTGTGTTTTCGTCTATACCTTGAGAAAGGTAAATGTTAAATGATTCTTTTTGATAATCGTTAAGTTCAGCCATACCATTTTATTTTTTTTTACTTTGTCTATCCTTAATTATTTGAATTATATCTTCTTGATCAATATCTCTTTTTTCTTTAAATACATCAAAGTATCCTTTTTTTTCTTGATCTTTATAAACAGGTTCTAGCTGTTGATGATAATAGGCATTAACAATTTGAAAAGATGAATTATCTTTATCAGTTCCATAAAGCGCAATTAAAGTTTCTGAATCTACTTTATCTTTATATTTATCAGCTAATTCTTTTGCAGCAGCATCTTGTGATTCAGCTCTAAAGTTAGAATTACCTTCACCTGCAAATGCAATATCATATGACTTACCAAAAGCACTTTCATTAATTTCTTTTGCTGCTTTTTCAGCAGCAACTAATGCTCTTAAAGCTTGTGGACTTGTACTTATATCTCCAACTGTTTGTAATAATATTTCTATATCTTTATTAGATACAGGATAAAGTTCTTTTACTTGACCAACTATTTGTCTTTTAGTTGCAGCTTCAAATATTTCTTTAAATTCAATTAAGTCTGTATCACTAAATTCTTTTGTATCTTGATTCCTTCCAATCAAAGCATTTGCTTTTTCTAATAAACCTACTTCATCTAATACTTTTTCAAGTCCTTTAAAAGAAGATTCTAAAATACCAGTAGGCGGAACTTTTCCACCTTTTGCAAGTTTATATATTTCATTAAATCTAGTATCAACAGATTGATAATTTTTTCTATTTATTTCAAAATCATCAGCATAAGTTGTATAAAGTTTTGATAAAGCAGTTTCTTTACCTGACATATATTTAGTTTTAGCTGCAGCTGCAGCTTTTAATTTACTTGCTTCTATTTTAGCTTTAGCTAAATCAGTTGCAATAAATCCTTTTTCAGCTTTTAATAATCCTTCTGCAATAGAACCTACTGGTGATTTAGCTTGTCCTATAGGTCTTATACCAGAAGAAGCATTTATAATTTCTAAACCTCTCATAAAATTTTTCTTTTTTTCAGGATCTTGAGATATTTCTTCAATCTTATCTGGAACAGCTTGAGCTATTGCAGAAAGATTTGATCCTACATCTTGAACAAAAGCAGACGCAGAACTTCCTATATCTGATAAAGCACCTTTTATATCAATAGAAAATTTACCATCATCTGTTTTAATTACTTCTTTTTCATCAACAGTTTCTGTTTCTACTTCTTTAGGAATAGTTCCTTTTGTTCCTCCCATTTGAGATTCTAAAGAAGTAATCAAACCTTTATCTTCAGCTAATTCTAAATCTAGTTTATCTTTGTCAGATAATTTATTATATTTATCTTCTGACAATTGTATTTTTACAGGACCATCTTCTGTTTGTGCAAATTTAATAGCCATTAAACCTCCTTAAATTCTACATCGAGTTTAGTGTAATTTACTTTTAAATATCCATCATCGCCAACAAAAGAAGCTTGTGGTACTTGATGTGCCATGACACCTTGATAAGTTTTATCATCGCCTTTATATTTAAAGTTATAAATATTAATACCTGATGGTGATTTACCAATTAAATTAATATCTTCTTTTAATCTTATATCAGAATTCATAGCAGTAAATGCTCCTGCAACTTGACCAAACATACTTGGTCCAGCAACTGGTGTAGTAGTGTAACCAGTTCTTTCTTCTCCGTAACTTCTTATAGGAGCACCTGATAAAGCACCAATCATTTGTTTAACTTGATTAGCTCCAAATTCTCTTTCTTCTATAAAGTCACGATATCCTTCTGCAAGTCCAGCTTGTTGTATACCTCTAGCTTGAGTTCCAAAACCAGCAAGGCCTGCTGATGCTTGTTGTAATGCACCTATTTGATTTTGTGCTGCACCTAATTGTGCACCAAGTCCTGACATTTGGGCTGATCTATCTGCCATAAATCTATTAGCACCAGATTCAAAACCAGCTTGTCTTAATCTAGATGATGTATCTCCTACACTATCAATATATCTTTCTGCTCCTAAAACATTTTGAATAGCTTGTCTAGATCCACCAAAAGCTCCTGCACCTACCGCTGAAGCATCCATTGATTTTTGAGTTTGTCCATAAGCTTCTCCTAAATCTTTTAAAGCTCCTGAAACAACTCTATCTTCATATGGATTAGCATAAGCTTGAGCTGTTGCTGTATCATAAGTTTGAGCACTTGTATTTGCAATTTGTTGACCAATACCTGCAAGTTGGCCTGCTTGAGGTACTATTTGATTTTGATAAATATTACCAGCTTGTATTTCATAAGGATCAAGTTGAGCTACACGTTGACCTTGATAAGCTTGAAAAGGTTTACTAAATTCTTGTTCACCTCGTCTTAAAGTTCTTTCTTGAATTTCTTTAAAATATTCAGGTATGTCATAGCTAGTTGTTGACTGCGATGGTGCCTGAACTGTTGTAACACTTGGTTTGAAAATACTACCCATTGACTATATAAGTTCCTCCGATAACTTTAAATCCTAATTTATTAAAAGCTTTGTCTTTTCTTTCAACGTCTTTACCTTGAAATATTTCGCATATCGCAGTTACTTTATTTGCTAGTGCGTATTCTTTAAAAACTACCATTATAGAACGAAAGATCCTAAAGTTTCTATGTTTAGGATTAACATGTAACCATAAAGTTCTCATGAACTTTTTGTCACTATACCATGTTTCATCAACTGTTGCAGCCAATGTTCCTACAATAATATTTTCATGTTCTACTACTATAACAAAACTATTCTTAATGTAAAATACTATATTTTCAAGAGCTTTAGTATTATTAGTGTTTCCAAAGTTAAATGGAGCCTCTGTAAGCCACGTTTTAAGTAGTTCTCTTATTCTAACAGCATCTGATATACGAGCTGGTCTTATTATATATTTATCTTTTTCCATCTTGTTTTATGTTTACTCTTAATGTTCCAAATCTCCAATTATCATCTAGAGCACTATTTTCTATTTTTACATTAGTTTGTCTTCCTCGAATACGAGTATTTAAAAAACTTGTAGTATTACTTACACTTAAAGTTTCTCCTACTGTAGCTGAATCATTAGGATAGTCTTTTACTCTTAAAGTAATAGTTGCATTACCAGTTTGATTTTGAAAATCTGGTATAATTTTATTAATAAAACTGAATGTTTCACCATCTGCTATATCGCCATCACCTGATTGTATAAAGGCTGGTAAAGCAGCACCATCAGCATTTACTCCTGATTCTTGAGCATAGATTATACTTCTTCCTTGAGTTACACCATTAATAGTAGTAATAGTAGCTATATTAGAATTAGGAAAATATTCAGAAGCTAAAGGATTTAATTCAACTCCATTATCTTGATAAGTACTTCTATTCATAGTTCCAAAGTACCATGAGTTTTCTAAATAATTATAAATAGCATAACGATCACATTGATCAACGGTACTAGAACAATAATACCATATCACTTCAGAGAAGTTAGAATTTTGTCCAGCATAAACTTGTGAGTATTGAGCTTTATTAATATCGTCAAAGACATGATTAAGTATAGGACAGGGTATTTCTTGAACTGATCCTGCGTATCTAAAGAATTGTCCATCAGACATCCAGTAAGCTACATCATCTATTACTATTGCGGAGTTAAGACCAACAGCTCCACAGTCATTACCTAATTGTCTAAAACCAAATATAAAAGGTGGACCAATAAAAGACATTGAATTCATTGTTGTATCTGTCCAAACTAACATAGTACCTTTAGCTGGTCTTGCACAACGTATTTCACTTCCTCCAGCAATTCTTTGTGATCCCGCAGAGTTGACTACGTTAGGTGACCATTGATTATAATTTTCTTGATCAGACCAACGTATAAACATTTTATCTTGACTTGCAGTATTTCCAATTTCAGTTTCTGTACCTAAACATACTACGTGTCTAGTTTCTGTAGATATCATTGAAAGAGTAGAATTAGAAGGAGCATTAGCAACAGCTGTACATCTATTATTAGTCATTCCACCAGATAGATTCCATTCAAAAGTTGCTCCATCTTTTTGTGTTATAATTAAATCTTCTCCCCAATTATTTATTGACCATAACCTTGCATCAAGAACTACATTAGATGATGATCTAGCAGTTCCCCAAGTACCAGTATTCCAAGTACCTGATCCCCAACCAAAACCAAAAGTTTGAACAGCTGGTCCTATACCTATTTGATAAGTTGCAGTACAATTAGCTGTAGGTGCAACATTAGCATTTGCTGTAGCACTACTTTGAATAGTATATGCGTCAGTATTTGATATAGTTAATATTTCATATTCAGCATCAAGAGTTGCTGCTGGAATTCCACCTACTGTTGCAGTAACATTACTTAAAGTTACAAAATCTCCTTGAGAAGCTCCATGACCAGTATCATTAATTGTAATTATATTACTACCAGTTGTAGTGCTTATTGCGTTAGTTAATGAATCTGTTGATCTTATAGGAGTTATATCTTGACTTGTTCCCGAAGCATAAGCATAAATTTTTCTATCTGTTCCAAGAGCTTCGTAACGAGCACCATCTAGACCAAACCATTGTTCTAAAGCTCGTCCTACTCCAACATAATAACCAGTACTAAATTTAGTCCATCCACCTATTTTTTGTGGAAGACCTTTTCTAAATCTTACTTTATCACAATTTATCCATTTACTTTCTGCACCTGTAGGTGTGTTTTCAGTATCTATTCCAGGTTGAAAATTTAATTGAGTTAATGGCATAAATTTATACTATTTTTTTGTTATTATATATTAAATAAAAGAAAGAAGTAAGCCTATTTTATAGCTTTTTCCAAGTCGTAGGAGAAGGTATATTATGTTCAGATTTTATACCCTCTTTCATAGTAAGCATTATATCTCCAGATATAGATAATCTTGATACATCTTTTGTATTTTTCCCAGTTTCATGAAACATCATTGATGGAAATATAATTACATTACCTGTTTCTGCAGGATATTCAGCTTTACCATAATTACTTTGATCCCATTCTGTAAAATATGGATCTCTTTTAGGTATATTTAAACCTACTTTATGTGCGTCATCATCTAGTAAAAACAAGTTGCCTTGCTCGTGTGCTTGTGGATAATAAACAAAACTAAAATGACTACTCATATGTCTATGATAAGAAATAAATTGTTCTTTAGTTGAAAGAGTAGCCCAAGATTTTGTAATATAAATTTCAAATAAATCTAAATTATATTTTTGTGCAGACAAACAATCTCGTATTACTTTTGATAATTCAATATATAATTCATTAAATCTTTTATCTTCGTGTAAGTTATCATCTATTGATTGCAACTCTTTAGGTTTTACATCTGTAGTTGTTGAGTATTGAGAATTAGTAGGAGTAATATCTTTAAGTATTATAGGTACAATTTTTTTATTAATATCTTCAAAGTTTTCTAGTTTAGTTATGTATACAGGATAACCAAACCATTTAGATATATTTGACATAAAACACTTTACTAACTAACTCTTAAAAATCTATATTGAATTTGTCCTGCTCCACCTACACCACCATTAGTTGTTGGAGCAGATCCACCGCCTCCTCCTGAACCTTGAGTTCCTGCTCCTCCACCTCCAGAACCTCCAGCTACATTTCCACTAAAAGAAGCTCCACCTGCAAAACCAGTAATACTACAGTTATCTCCACCACAGTTACCTGAACCTACTAAAACTCCTACTACTCCATCACCTGATTGATTAAATGTTCCTACAGGTCCTGATGTTAATGATGTAACTGATTTAGTTGCACCATCACTATCTCTAAAATTTCCAGAAGTAATTGCTGTACCATTTACAGTAGCTGAACCAGCAGTTCCTGCTGTGTTCGTTCTTAAAGGTCCTTGAACTCCACCGCCTGTTCCACTTGAACCACCTCCGGCACTTAATGTAAAAATAGATCCAGTTGTTGATCCAGACAAAGTTGTATTAGTACCTGGAGAAGCAACACGAGGTTGTTTAAAATTAGCTGTTTGATTTCCTGCAGCTCCACCATTACCTACAGAAAAAGAAATTGTCTCTCCTGTAA